ATTGGATCAAATGCCATTTGGAGACTCCTTTAGATATTTGAGAATCTCTTCATACATGGTGGCATCGTATTGAGTCATAATGAATGAAGAACCTCGTGTACTTTCTTATAATACAGCATTTTGAGGGTCTGTCTGCAAATAGTGTGCACTTTGCAAACTGTCACGGTCTCACGTCCAAATTAAACGATAATGTGGTACGGTTAGAATCTGTCTTCTGAAGTAGGACACCATGACGCACAAAGGAAGGGAAAACGATTAGATCGCCTTCTCTTATTTGTGGGTACATGATGGGGTTCTGTTTAAAGATATGAGTATACCCTGAAATTGTATGATCTAAGTTCATATTCTCAAAGTAAAATGGTGCATCCTTTTCTTTATCATAATTAAGAAAGACTACACCACTAAAGTTTATGAACTCTGGAAACTGTATATGATGATGAGGTTCTTGATGTTGTCCCTTATTGTATACATTTAACCATGAATTAACTATTTTTAATTCTACTTCAGGTGGGAAGTATTGATACAAGTAAGGTGATAACAAAGCACCCAATTCCTCAGGAGCTACGATATCATTCTCATCAAAGAATGTACTGTTAACTGAACAGTTCCATTTACCATCTACCTCTTTACATATATCTTTGCATGAATCATATAGTTTACCAAATGTTTCTTTATGGTCTCTAATATGTACATGATGATATTGTATGGGGAACAGAGTTTTCATACTATAGTGCCTGTTTTATGCGTAGGTAAGTGTTAGTTGATGTTGCAAGTTCTTTACTCTTAGCAGGTCTACGTTGACCCCACTTAAGTAATACTTTCTTGCCCTTATCATTCTTCTCTCTTAGTCCATCAAACTTGTCCTCATTAAGTGCATGCCAAGCACCATTCTTTTGTAGAGTACATGGTTGATTTATAGTTAATATTGTACCATCTAAATCACAAATATCATAGAAAAGTGATTGTCCACTAACACGAATGTCAACATGATTTGCATGTGCTAATCTAGTCTTAAGTGTCTCATATTTCTCATTGGTTAGTGATAACAAATACTCACCTTTTCCAATGCATAATAGATGCTCATCACCTACAATCCCTGTCTGTTTCTGTAACCTTTTAAGCACTAATTTGTTGTCAATTAGTGATAACGCATCACACACAGTTTGTGCTACTGATTTACCAATAGATGTGCAATCTTCCTTCCACTTAGATGATACATTATCCCAATGTTCTGCCTCTACACTATTAATGTAGAATGAACGAATGTCATCATTAATGTTATCTAACTCCCAAAAGAAAGGTAATAACTGTGGTGCAATCTCTTTAACATATCTATCTCTAACTACTCTCTTACTTCCTTTAAACTTCTTATTATCTGTACCAATATATGTACCTGGTGTACAATCAGTATTATCAAATAAGAAGTTAACTAGAGTAGAATTAAATGTGCCTGAGCATACTTGTAAACTATCATATCCATTCTTATAGTTCTTAACTGAGATAGATATTTGCTCACAATTATCAAATGTAATGAGTAAATCACCTTTTAGATTCTTATTTCTATACTCAGCATCTACGCATGTAAAGTAAAACTTGCGTCCAGGATACTTCTTGATAAGATCAAGTGTAATTCCACTAACTGTTTTATCAACATTTGTCTTATACTTGGATCCAAGGAACTTAGAGAGCACATTTCTTGATGTGGCATACTCTGTCCATTGTCCTTCTTGTGCTGCTGAACAGTGACTAATTGCAACTTCATTCTTTTCTGCTTCCTCTTGTAATCGTGCCGCTAAGTATATCTCAGCAGTGTCTTGGATGTAATGGTCGGCAGTACTGCCAGCACCTCTTTTAGTTGTCATTGATTCTCCTCCGAGAATAGGGTTGTTTAGAGTCAGTCTAACCAAGAATCATTGGATTTGCTCAATTCTTTGAGTGATGGATTCTTGAGTAACTCATGTTGATATTCTAGTTCAGAATATAGGTTCTTGAGCAGTTTTGTAACATAACTTTGTCTTGGGAGTTTTGGGGACAATGAGATCAGTTCCTCTGTTAGATTCTTTGCTCTAACAACTGCAAAGCATTCTTGACTGTTAACTTCTATTCTGTGGTTCATGGTTACCAGGGATCCGTTGATTCGGTGTTGATGTGTACACCCTTATGAGGTGCTATGATGGCAAGAGACAACCGCATACCCTTAGAAGGTGGGTTGCCTCTATGGTGCAGACTACTATCAAATACTATCATACGTCCTTGTTTAAATGGTATAATTTTACCATTAGCAAACTCAGTATCACCATCTTCTCCATATGCATGATATACTATAGAAGTTGCTGGTATGTCATGATCTGTATGAAATTCACTCTGCATGTCTGGTGTTTGACCATTGACTAACAGTCTATGAATATGAGAGCATGGTGGACGTGTAGCAATGTCTTTGATAACACATTCATTTATATAAGCAAAGAACCAATACCATGGTGATGTGTCAGTAAATTCATTGTCACGTATAACTGTGTTACCTAAGAATCGTGACTTATTATAATCACCATATGGTGCATTATTATAATAGAGTGGACAAAAATCAGTCAACCACTCTGCTACATCTTGCACCATCCAATTAGGGAAATAATCATCAATAGTTTCTATCACAATGCTAACCTCTTTTTAATACCTAAATTTGCAGCAACTGTGATACGTTTTGTATCACTTCTTTGTGGTTCTACTTGATGATGTAGGTATGCAGGGAATATAATAATATCACCCTCACTAACATCAGGAAACCACGTATTCTCTGTAGGATAGTGTTTACTATAGTTACCTAAATGTTTCTCTTGATTAGGATCATAGAATACAAACTGTGCATCCTTTTCTTTATCATATTGTAGAAAATATGCACAACCAAATGTACTATCAGAACCACCTACATGTGTATGTACTTCTTGACTATCACCCTTAGAGTATACATTTATCCATGCTTCAGATAACCATACCTCACTAAACATTTGACCATGTAATTGGTTATGCATCTCTAATACATTATCTTTGATACACTCAAAGAATAAATCCCAACTGAAATCTTCTTTATTAGTGTCAGTCTCAAATGATGATTTAACGCTGCAATTCCATTCTTTAGGTTGAGTGAGTTTAGCAGATGTACTCTCACTGAGTAACACCCGCTTTAACTCATCATGTCTCTCAACATGACCATGATAATAGAATTTAGGGAATAGATTTTGTATTTGACCCATTATGTTATTAATGAAATAGGGGGAACACCTTCGATGAATATACTATTAACAACCTTCTGTAATCTCTTGACTACATGTGCACCATACTTAGGATGTACTGGTACTGTTACATAACCAGTAGGTTTCTTATATAATGCATACTCACAAGGTTTTAGTTGTCCGTTGTTAATCTTTTCACGGTCTTCTATATGTAGACGTATAACACGACCAACAGTCTGTGCCATCTCAACTACATTTAGATAACGTAATAATATAGTATGAGTTAATCCAGGAACATTAATACCCTCGCTTAGTATACTATAATGGAAGCACACAAAACGAATAGAATCATCACAACCCCATTCTTTTAATGTGTTCATGAATACTGCACGTGATACCTTCTTACCATCAACATATGCACCAAACTTAGAGGTTACATGTAATACATGATATCCTCTATCTTTTAACTCATGTAATAATATAGTACGAGATAACATATCGTTAAGTACACGTGACTTAGGCACACTTACCAATACTTTAGCACTCTTATCATCATCCAATTCATCTAGTATAGATGTTATTGTAATAGCATGATGTACATGTGCTTTCTCTTTACTATAATGTCCATCTGTCTCAAATGGTACAATTGTAGGGGGAAGGATTGTCCCTTGATTGATTAACTCCTGTGCTTCTACATTACATAGTATTCTACCATAAACTAACTCATTATGCATGCCTCTAGAATGTTTACGAGACACACGAGGTGTAGCAGTAAAATAATATCTCTTATCAGAGAATCGTGCTAACTCAAATATACTTGCATAGAATGATTTAGCACAACTGTTATGTGCTTCATCACAATATACTGCATCTGCATATACTTGTGCTTCCATTACTCTATGTAATGAATGATAGGTAGTAAAGATAATACGAGTATAATCTCTATTTGTATCCCACCACTCTGCTATCCAGTTAGGATTAGTCCCACCTTGATAACCTCTGTAACCTGAATGTGCATGAAAGATCTTAGCATCTATTTGTGAACTAAAATCCTCACACAATTGTCTTGCTAATAATATACGAGGTGCAACAACAATGATAGTAGAACCTCTCTTTAACTGTGCTGCATGAGAGATCATAATATATGTCTTGCCACCACCCGTAGGCACAATGATTTGACCGAGATCGGCAGTGCTCATTGCGTCCAAAGCACGTTGCTGATGTGGTCTTAATGTGTTCACTTTGTTAATAATGAAATGATGTGTGGACTGTCTCCACTCTTTAATAATACACTAAAAAACCCCCTTTCGGGGGTTGGGTGTGCCAGTTAGTTAACTGGGTTAAATACTCTGTTGTATGACTCAAGAACGTATTTGTATGCTTTCTTTACATAAGGAACAGACTCGTTGTAGACCCAGACACAATCGTTGTAAAGTTCTTTGGTCTCAAACTGATGTATTTCCCAACGTATTTTTGCATCGTTCTTATAGTCTTCCCACTTTAGCAGTGGTTCAGGTGCAACAGTTTTTGGTGTTTCAGTCACTTTAATAACACTCCTCTTGGCAGTTGTTTTGGTTGCTTTACGAGAGCGTGTTTTAGGTGTTGCTACTGATGCTGTCATGTAGAATTGGTTGACTACTCACATAGTATAGCAACAAACACACTCAATGGGGTAAATGGTGGACAGTTTGTCAACTGGTTACCACTATGTATGCAATTCACACAGTACACAGTCATCACACTCTATGTCATGTTCATAGTTATGGATCTTATGGATTAACCTCTCAAAATCCTCTACTATACTGTGATTAGGTTGTGCAAATGATTTATAATACTCGCATGCTTTCTTCATACGATCTAAATCTTTCTCATTAAAGTGTATCATAGTAATACTGCCCCAATAATAAATCCTTTAAGGAAACTAATACAAACTACCTGATAATCAGACAATCCCCACTTATCCTGACACTTCTTAATTATCTTCTTATCAAACTCAACTACCTTAACAAATACACCTTTAACTTTACTCTGAACTGACATGACTGCACCCATTTGCTTACTACTTATTTAGGTAATTTCCTATTAAAATTCCAATAATCAAACTTAATATAGAGTTTGTATGGTAGACATAATAGTTTCT